TATGCAATGAAAAGTCTACTTTTTATTGTGGCTTTACTCAGTATGAGTAGTGCTGCTAGAGCAGACCTGACACACCGCATTACATCATCAGTTCAATTGACAGTTGATGCTGCCGCAACCAATGTGCAGCGAATTGGTAACTCTCTCAGTGTCTCCGGTAACGGAGTCACCACCTCAGACGGCACCACTGCCGGTGTAGTAGGTGGTCTTGGAACTGTTGGGTCTAATGGTGTTGCAGCGCCACCATCAATTACAGCAACTCAACAAACTGCAGGGAGTGCTTTCTCCTTTAGTTCTTCTTATACCGCCGGGGATGCAATCGTAACTACAGCTCCTGCTGTTGGTGCGGTGAATTCTTACTCAAATCAAACTAGCACTGCCATTGGTGTTGCTGGTGATCTAGCAGGTACTATTACAAGTGCTGGCGTAATTGGTTTGACCGCAGGCGGCGGTGGCACCAGTGCCACGGGACAAGTAGTAACTGAAATCACGGTTAGATAAATGAATAAAATACTAGCAGCATTGGCGTTGCTTAGTATAACCTCACCAGTATATTCCGTCCCTGTGGTCCCTAATTTCACTCAGGGAAGTATGACCAGTCACACGGAAACTACTTCAAAGGTATCTGAAACGATCAACTCTATAGATTATTCAACAGGATGGGAATACTCAGTAACCGGGACAAACGTGGACAACGGGGGACAATCTCTCACTCCCCCCGCCAACACCTCAACAGTGACAGTAACCCCAATGGGGGGAGTCGAAGGACAAGTAACATCAACCCAGTCGGCTTTGAATTTCAACAACAATCCGGCATTCAAAATAACAAATCCAGGAGAAGCGTTTCAGTTCACTCAGACATATCGAGGACCGGGAATCTCAAATCAAACTGTAATCCAAAGGGTTACGGAGGTCACCAGCGTAACCGACACCACAAGTATCTTTACCCAATAGTATTATGTCTAACTCAACTTGCAACTGCCCCTGCCACACTGGCGGGAGATGTAGGGGGTGTAAGTGCAACAGCAAGTCCAATAGCTAATAGCTCTGGCTCGGTTACAAACCAAGCTATTCAGGTGTTACAAGGTCCTTATATTACTAATCAATATGGTAATGGAATTGCTTGTCAAGGACCTACTGCTAACATAACACCATTCATTACTCACGCTCGTAATAATAAGGATCCATTTGAGACACACTACATGGAACCTCAGTATGACAACAGAGATTTTGAAGGACAGTTAGTAGAAGTTACAAAAAATGTGAAGAACTGGCCATGGGAATCACATTATGATAATAGAACTTATACCAACACAGATGGTGATACTGTTCGTGCCTATGAAGATGGTGCAGACATGCCTATCACTGTCATGGAAATCACTGGTGATGGTGTACCAGATAGTCCAGGGTCAGAACTCTGGAAGAAACCAGTAAGAACTGGTGACACAAGAAATTACAGCACCAGTCTTGGTTTATCTGCAACAATATCTTTCCCACTTGATGGTGGACTACAGGAACGTTGCAAGTCAGCAGCAGATACTCAGATACAAATGCAGCAACAAATGATTGCCAATAAAAGATTAGATTTTGAGATAGCTCGTTTGAAGAATTGTGGCGAATTGAAAAAAGCAGGAATTTATTTTAGACCAGGAACACACTATGCTGCAATCTGTGCAGATGTAGTGGTAGATAGTGTTGATGCTATCAGAAGACACCGACATACAATTCCACAACCTATCTCTTCCTTTGCCGGAGGGCAGACTTCAACGTCCGGATCGCCTGGTTCCGTACCCGTTGCTCGTCCCTCCTCGCAGACAAAGATAGTACCGGGATCTCCTTCTTCCGTATTGCAGCAATCTTCTTCACCACTTTCTTCGTCACAGGTTTCACCACTTTCAAAAGAAGATCAGCGAGAGGTTTTGCGAGCAGTGCAGAAGTCGTCGCAACTACAGCGATTGAGGCGGTAGTAGTTACTAGTGGTAGTGGAGGGAGATACTGCTCAGTCCATGGTATCTGTTTTTCAGGAACCTCAACTACTATAATTTCACAAACTTTCTTCGCCTCATTATATTTCTCACCCTCCTGACATGTGGGTCGTTTTGGTATGCCAGGTTGTGCAGGTGTCTCCTGCTCCGGTGTTTTAGATGGAGGAATAATAGGTGGTGGTGGTGACTTTTGTGTGATATCTAAATTGTCTTTATCATAATCAATAGGAGTGAATGAAGGTGTTCCGGCATCACAGTAGGTGACCGTGCCTTCTCTATCCTCATTCTTTAGATTTTGATTTTCACTACTGTCTCTGTGTGCCTCAACGCAACCAGGAATATTGACAATAGGCGTCCCCACCTGTGTAGTGACTGGTGGATAGATTGGAATTGCTTGTGGAGTAGACTGTGCCCAATCAGGAATCTTCTGAATCGTGGCGTCCCTGATGTCCAGTTGTCCGATCTGTAGGCGTCGTATCCCCACTGGATTGACGTTGATCCCTGGAATCTCCACTTTCCCTCTGATCAATTCCTATTATATAGTAAATACTATAAATCGCCATAGCTACAACAAGGATCGTCATGATAATCACTGACCATACAGGATCAGATGGATTATCAAGAGGTCGTAGTAATAAATTCATACCCACAAATCCCGAAAGTAAAAATCAACTTTCGTAAGAGTGCCTAAAGGTGCAGATTTTCCAGAGGTTGCCCAATCACGACAAAATTTACGTACAGCATAATTAGATTGTATAGTTCTAACACCATACATTCTTGCGAATGATGACATAGCAAAGTTATATGCTTGAGTTTCAACGGGATTCATATTATTTGATTTTTTCAATAATGCGAAGCATTCCATCAGCATAACCGATGAGAGCTACAGATCCTAGGACGATACTAATAGCTGATGCATTGCGATTGTGCTTTGCCATGGCGGCATCAATCATTTCCTGCACTTCTTTCTTAGTGTGCGGTTCCATTCCCATCGTACTTATCACTCTCATAATAAAAGTTCTCGCCCCTATAAAGTCCGAAGGCTATAGTGGCGAGCACAAATGGAATTGATGCCCACAACAAAATATCAGCAAGGTTCATGACTTTTTAGGAGGTACAACTGGAGGAGCACCATCTTCGGACACAGTAGGAGGTTGTGTTCCTATTGTCAAGGGTCCTTGTTCAATCCGAATTGTTTGTGCAGGAGCAGTACGTGCTGCTGCTTCAATAAGACGTTCCATATCTGCCTTACTGATACCAGCACTACCGTTGGCACCGTTTGCTTTTTTGCCTGCCTGAACCCCGAAGGTAGCTAAAACCCCAGTAAAGACACTGGCGATAAAAGTTGGATCAAGTTTCTGTTCAGGAATACCTAGTGCAGGAGGTAGTTTGATGTAGGCAAGAGTAAGAATTCCGCCGGACCAAATAAGAATACCAAGACGAACGAGTGTGGACAATGCCAGCATCCGATCTTCTTGGTCTTCTTTCTCTTCTTTTTTATCCTTTTTTGGTTGTCCCAACCAATTCTTATCTACTTTCGCATCTTCTACTTTCTTTTCTTCAGTCTTAGATTTGTCGTCCATATGCCAGAAAGACACTGGCATTATTTAGAATGGAAGAACACCTCCAGTGGTCTCAGGTAAAGCAGGAACATCCATTTGACCTACAATTGCTTCCTCAATTCCTTTGGTGACCTGCTCTTTGATGTTGTTTGTGATATTGTCTTTATTTACATACACATAACCAGCGGTGCTGACAACAGCAAGACTAGTTGCGAATGAAAAAATCGACATGATGCTAATGATTTTCTGCATGTTCCTCAATAGGAGTTAGTGTGTACAAAGTTTCGGCACAATCACGGATGAAGTCTTGGAATCTTTGCTCGACTCCAATAGTTGTTTTATTACCTTGACTCACCCAGTCATGACAAAACTCATATACGAGTCTGCAATGATCATTTAGGTGATGAGAAAGAGCACGAAATACTTCAGCACGAAGTAGCATTCGTTCCTCAGAGTACCTCCAATCATTCATGTCGGTTGGATCTAATAAAGCTTTCCGCATCGAGTATAGCGAGTGGTTTCCTGCCATTCTTTTTTATAAAGAGAATTGGTTCGTAATCACCAGAGTTAGCACATGCCTGGTCATACGCATCCCAGACGTTTAGTTTTTCTGTGTTCTTACATTCTACTGAGAAAGGAAACTTTTGTCTAGCTGCACGTGCCATGATGATGTCTTCACCACCCGCACCCATAGATCTAGATTCAACATCCTCAGGATGTACTTCTAACATCTCGATGAGCATGTCTCTCACCCACTGTTGTAGTCTCCTACCCTTTGCCTTAGCAGACTGAACCCTCATCACTTAGTCGCTCACTTACTATATCTATAACGTATTTTGCTATCGTCTTATGTCCTTCTACAGAAGGATGCCCATCGTCGGGTATTTTATCATATACCAATAGTTCTGGTGGCATAGGTTTATCCTTAGGCCAGTCCCTTTTGCCTATGTGATACAGATCATACTTATTATCAGTGCATTGAAAAGGTACCAACGTACTAAAGAAAGATCTTCTTGCTCGACCCACAGATGCAACGTATGCTTTCATTGCATTGTATACAA